GCCAAGCCCCCAAGTGCAACGCATTGCTATGACCAGCAAGCGCGATCTGAAGCGCATCAACAACCCTGACGATGTGATGTCGATGCCTTACGCCATCGTGGCCACTCGCCAGCGGTTCAACATCTACGCTGGTAACTATTGATGTTGATTGCGCTTGATTACGACAAAACTTACACCGCCGATCCGGCGTTGTGGGATGATTTTGTTCAATTAGCGCAAAATCGTGGGCACACAGTAAAAATTGTCACAATGCGTACACCAGTCGAAACAATTGTCAATACCCCAATTGAAGTTGTTTACACTAGCCGAAAAGCAAAGTCATCTGTAATCAACGCCGACATTTGGATTGACGACAGCCCACAATGGGTCTATCAGGATTCTTTATGAAGACGCCGATTCTTGGTTCATCCTATGTGGCACGCAGCGTCAATGCTGCGGATGCCAGGATGGTCAACTTGTTTCCTGAGATCGTTCCCGAGGCGGGAAAAGAACCTGCATTTTTAAACCGTGCCCCAGGTTTGAAATTGCTTAACACAATTGGTACAGGCCCAATTCGTGGTCTTTGGGCTTTTTCATCGGATGATGGGGTTGCTTTTGTTGTATCGGGCAATGAACTTTACAAAATCAATAGCGCCTACGTAGCTACATTGATTGGTAATGTAAGCGGCACTGGACCCGTCAGCATGGCCGACAACGGCACGCAATTGTTTATTGCTTGCAATGGCCCTAGCTACATTTACAACGCCACCACAGGCGTTTTTGGCGGTATTACGGACCCTGATTTCCCTGGCGCTGTAACCGTATGCTATTTGGACGGATATTTTGTATTCAACCAACCCAATAGCCAGTTGATGTGGGTCACTGAGATTCTTGACGGTACAGCTATTGACGCACTTAATTTTGCCAGTACAGAAGGTTCTCCTGATGGTTTGTTGGCCGTGGCATCCAACTTTCGTGAAGTTTGGGCTTTTGGCACAAACTCCATTGAAGTTTGGTATGACGTTGGTGGTACGGGTTTTCCCTTGCAACGCATTCAGGGCGCGTTTAATGAATTAGGTTGCGCTGCGCCTTACTCAGTGGCCAAGATGGACAATGGTTTGTTCTGGCTTGGCCGTGACCGCCGTGGCCAAGGTATTGTTTATCGTGCCAATGGTTATGCCGGTGTACGTATTTCTACTCATGCAGTTGAATGGCAAATTCAGCAATACGCTGATTTGACGGACGCTATTGCGTACACATACCAACAAGACGGCCACAGCTTTTACGTACTAGTCTTTCCTTCGGCCAATACCACATGGGTTTATGATGCGGCCACACAAGCATGGCATGAACGTGCTGGTTTTATAAACGGCCAATTTACTCGTCATCGTTCCAACTGCCAAATGTCGTTTGGCAATGACATTGTTGTAGGCGATTTTGAAAACGGCAACATCTACGCATTTGACTTAGATGATTACTCGGACAACGGCAGCATTCAAAAATGGTTGCGTTCTTGGCGTGCCCTTCCCCAAGGAACAAATACTTTAAAACGTACAGCGCAGCACAGCCTGCAACTTGATGCTCAAACAGGCGCACTCTTACCGGCAGTCAATGTTGACATTACAGGTAGCAACGATGTATTTTTGGTGTCTGAAATTGATGCTTTTTTATTGACTGAATCAGGCGAATATTTGATTATTGAAATAGGCGAAGACATAAATCCACAGCCTTACGTTATGTTGCGTTGGTCAGATGATGGTGGTCACACATGGTCCAATGAACATTGGAAAGGCATGGGCGCTGTAGGCCAGTATTACTACCGCACAATCTGGCGCAGGCTGGGCATGACTGTTAAATTGCGTGATCGTGTTTATGAAGTGTCGGGCACTGACCCCATAAAGATTGCGATCATGGGCGCTGAACTCATTATGAGTCCAACCAATGCCTAGCCCTAACGCTACGCCAACGCCAGTCACGCCACCTCGGGTGCCGTTGGTTGACCCTCGCACGGGGTTGATTGACCGCGCTTGGTACATGTTTTTTGTGTCGTTGATCAATGCGGCCACGCTTGTATACGATGGTGATGTCGGCCCAAGCCCTGAATCTTTAATTGCTTCTTACGATGCGGCTTTACAAGCCCTAGCGCAGAACGTTGACACACAACCGTTGCCTGTTGATTTAAGCGCGGAACTGACTAAACAAATTGAAGCTGCTGGATTGGCCAACAATGCGTCAGGATTGTTGTCGCAGATAGCAGAAATGCAAAAGCAAATTGAGGCACTTAATCTTTTGCCTTTGCCAGCCCAGGGATCGCTTACCAACGGCACATCTCTTTTGTACGGCGATGGTTCTGGCGGTTTTAGCAACGCCACGACAGGTTCAGGCGTGAGTTTTGTAGCTGGCGTGTTAAGCGCTACCGGTTCGGGCGGCACAATTACTTCGGTAACTGCTACCGCGCCAATTGCGTCTTCGGGCGGGTTTACACCTAACATTAGCATCAATGCTGCGTATGGCGATACAGTCAATCCTTACGCTGCCAAGACAGCAAACTATGTCCTTGCTGGCCCTACATCGGGTGCGGCGGCTGTGCCTGCGTTTAGGGCTTTGGTGGCTGCTGATATTCCATCGCTGTCTTATGTTACTTCGGTCAGCGGCACTTCGCCTGTAGTGTCATCGGGGGGTACAACCCCTGCCATCAGTATGCCTGCGGCCACTACATCTGTTAGTGGCTATTTGACTAGCACTGACTGGAATACTTTTAACAATAAAGGTTCTGGTACGGTTACCAGTGTTGCTGCGCTTACGTTGGGCACTACGGGAACTGATCTTAGTTCGTCAGTTGCAACCGGAACAACAACGCCGGTTATTACACTTAACGTACCTACGGCTTCGGCCAGCAATAGAGGCGCATTAAGCGCTGCTGATTGGACCACGTTTAATAACAAAGGTTCTGGCACTGTCACATCCGTTACCGGAACATCGCCCGTTGTGTCTTCTGGCGGCACAACGCCTGCAATTAGTATGCCTGCAGCCACAGCATCAGTTAATGGTTACTTGACTTCGACTGACTGGAATACGTTTAACAATAAAGGTTCTGGAACTGTCACATCAGTGACTGGTACTGCGCCAGTTGTTTCGTCAGGCGGCGCTACACCCGCGATTAGCATGGCGGCGGCTACTACGTCCGTTAGCGGTTACTTAACCTCAACTGATTGGACCACATTTGATGGCAAACAAGCCGCGTTGGTTAGTGGCACAAACCTTAAAACGGTTAACGGGACAACTTTACTTGGTTCTGGCGACGTAGGCACGATTACTTACGCTTATGGAGGAACTGGTCAAACTACAGTTACCACTGGTGATTTGCTATATGGTTCAGCCGCTAATACTTGGTCTAAACTTGCTGATGTGGCTACCGGTAATGCTTTAATTTCGGGTGGCGTAGGCGTTGCGCCAAGTTACGGCAAGATTGGGCTGACTACCCATGTCAGTGGCACACTGCCCACTGCTAACGGTGGAACAAATCTTACATCCTTTACCGCTAATGGCGTTGTTTACGCATCATCTTCAAGTGTATTGGCTACTGGTTCCGGATTTGTATTTGATGGAACAAACGTAGGAATCGGGACAAGTTCACCAACAGCTTTACGAACCAAAAATCTTGAAGTTTCTTCAAGTGGAACAAATGACAGTGCTGCAGTTATTGTAAACAAGCGCGGCTCTGGTATTTCCACTTTGCGATTAGCTACTGTTGGCGGCGCTTCTGGATTTGATATAAATTTTAATTTTCCAGCAACAGGCGACCTTGGATTTTATGATTTAGCTGCTGGTGCAAATCGAATGACGCTTGCATCTACTGGCATCGTCACTATGAGCGCTTATGGCGCAGGTGCTGCAACTTTCTCGGCTGCTGGCGTTATATCGTCCGTGTCAGATGAAACATGGAAGATTAAAGACGGTGTTCCCGTAGATACGGACGCTATGGTTAAGAAGTTAAAGCCTGGCTATTGGTACTACAATGACGAAAAGAAAGAAATTTTTGGCAAGGATAGGCAGTTAGGTTTTTACGCTCAAAACGTCAACGCTGCTATTGGTTCTGAAGCTGCGCCAGAACCTGAAGAAGGAAAGCCTTGGGGTTATTACGACCGTTCTGTTTTAGCCGTGGTTGTTATGTCCTTGCAAAAAGCACTTGACACCATTGAATCACTTGAAACCCGCCTCACGGCATTGGAGCAAAAATGACAGTCACCGTCAAAGTCCTTGTACCGGCTAAATTTGCCGAAGCAACCCAAACCACCCAGTACACCGCAACTGGCGTAAACGCCATTATTGACAAGTTTACTGCCACCAACATCAGTGCCACGGCGGCCACAATTAGTGTCAACTTGGTCACATCGGCTGGATCGGCTGGCAACACCAATTTGATTACCAAGACCAAGACGCTTCAAGCGTCCGAGGTTTACACGTTTCCTGAACTTGTTGGCCAAGTGCTTGGCGTCAGTGATTTTATCAGTACAATTGCAGGCACTGCCAGCGCAATCAACATTCGCGTTTCTGGGCGTGAAGTGACCTAATTGGAGATATTTAAATGCCATCTGTTTCTCTTTCACCCCCACCAAAACTTCAATTTTTTGGCACCGATGGTAATCCTTTGGTGGGCGGCAAGGTGTACACCTACGCGGCTGGCACAACTACGCCGTTGACAACTTATTACGATTCAACTGGCACAGCGGTCAACACCAACCCAATTATTTTGGATACGCGAGGCGAAGCCAACATTTGGTTGCCTTCCGCAGCGTATAAGTTTGTTCTTAAGTCTTCAACCGACACATTAATTTGGACGGTTGACAACATTACCAGCGCAGAGGCTCTTAAGGCTTACATGGTAACGTTATTGGCATCATTTGCTGCTGAATTGGCGGATACCACAAATGCCACCAAAGGCGATGCGTTGATTGGCTTCAGGCAATCAAATGCCAGTGGCGCATTGGCAAATGCTGTTGGTCGTACTGTCCATCAAAAATTTCAAGAAATCGTTAGCGTTAAAGATTTTGGCGCAACTGGCGATGGCGTGACAGATGACACCGTTGCAATCCAGTTTGCTGTAACTGCTGCGGCTGGTAAAGCGTTGTATTTCCCCGCAGGCACCTACATTGTGTCTGACATCATCACTTTGGTGTCAAATACAGTGGTCTACGGGGATCAGGGCATTACGACTCTGAAGCTCAAAGCCAAGACTTACGCAGCGGCAAACGTCAGTATTTTTGTATTGACCGGAATTTCAAACGTTTACATTTATGGACTAATTTTTAATGGAAACAAAGGAAACATTGGTTCTGCTAGAAATCCTATAAACACCGTATATAACACCGTAAAAGTAACTTTTGACACTTGCGAGTGGATAGCTTGCGAAGGCATTTGTTTAAACGTATCAACCACTACAGATAGTTTTGCTGTGTTAAATTGCCGATTTATTAGTTGCGGTGGTGCAACAGATAATTCAGACGGTTATCGTAATCAAGCAATTGCGTTTTCTTCTAGCGCAGGGGCAAGATCAAAAGACATTGAAATCACTGGAAACTATTTCTTTGCCCAAGGCTTAGACTGCATTTCAATGTGTAATCTTGACGATGTAGTAGTGTCTAACAACGCTGCGTATGATTCGTATGCTTTTCTATATAACAACCCAACGCCTTACCGAACAATCAACTTAACTGTTACAGGTAATGTAATATACAACACAAACCAAGGTTCGTTAAACAATTTGGTTAACCCCGTAGCAATTGATTTGCCACGAGTGTCTAATGCTTCAATTACAGGTAATGCAATTTTTAAATGTGAACAATCCGGTATTGGTATTTTTGATGACTCAGTAAACGTGGTTGTATCAGGAAACAGTTTGGTTGATTGCGGCTATAAAGCTGTGTCTTGGTACGGCGGCATCAGCGTAGGCGGCGGCGCAGGGGTTGCATCAGGTATTCTTGAAGTGGTTGTTGCTAATAATACTGTAGTTTCAACAGGCACGTATACAAACATGAAGTTTGGTATTTTGCTAGACAGTGATTTGGAAGCCGTCATCATTTCCGGCAATAACCTTGTTAACTATGTTACGTCAAAATACGGATACTACGTTTACACCACGATCCCAGGCGCGGCCAACGTCTTTGCTTTAACTACCAATACCCCAATTTCGGCGACTACGCTGATTAACGATGTTGATGCGTATACCGGCACGATCACCAACTGGCGCAAAGAAAACACGCTGACGGGCTACTATTTCAACGGCACAAAGGTGGTCGGTATCCAGCAGGCCGCAATTGCTAACAGCGGTGACGCTACGGTAAACGCGATCCTTGCCGCCCTTCGTACACACGGATTGATTGCGACATGATTGAACATCATTTTAGCGTCGGTGTGTATGCCAAAGAAACGCGCATTCCTGCGGGGCATGTGCTTGTCCAACATAAGCACAAGTTTGACCATTTGTCTATTCTGGCCAGTGGGTCAATTGAATTGATGGTTGACGGCGAACGGACGATTGTTAACGCGCCAGCTTGTTTGACTATTGAAGCCAACAAGCATCATGGCGTAAAATCAATTACAGACGTTGTGTGGTACTGCATCCACGCCACGGAATGCACCGATACAGATGAAATTGATGAAGTGTTGATAGTGGCTGGCGATGATTCGCAAGTCCGAGAACTGGCCCAGTGCCTTCAGGAGTAAATTATGCCGTGGTCATTTATCATTCCCGCAGCCGCAAGCCTTATTGGTGGCAGTATGCAAGCAAACGCTGCGTCAAGTGCAGCGAGAACTTCCGCTGACGCTACCAATCGAGCCACGCAACTTCAGCGGGACATGTTTGAGCAGCAGCAACAAAATCAAGCGCCTTATCTTGAGGCGGGAAGAAACGCTCTTAATCAATTGGCTCCGTTGGCGGCAAACTACCAAACGTTTGGCATGGGCCAGTTTACGCAAGACCCAGGGTATGCGTTTCGGTTGCAGCAAGGCCAGAAAGCATTAGACGCAAGTGCTGCGGCTCGTGGCGGTTTGATTTCAGGCAACGCCCTACGCGCCGCCCAAGGGTATGGTCAAGAAATGGGATCGCAAGAATATCAAAATGCGTTTAACCGTTACCAGACCGAGCGCAACGCCAGATTAAACCCATTGCAGTCACTGGCTGGCGTTGGTCAAACATCAGCGCAACAACTTGGTGCTGCTGGTCAAACGTATGGATCAAACGTAGGCAACGCTTTAATGAACCAAGCAGCCGTGTCAGGCAACGCGGGTATGGTCGGCGCAAATGCTTACGGCAACGCTTTGTCAGGCATCGGTAGCGCATACGGTAGAAACCCAGTTAGCTTTAGCAGCCTGTATGGCGGCGGTAGCAACAGCAGTTCCGGTGCTAATCCAGCGGGATATGGTACTGGTTATGACGCAGACGTTTATTGGTAATCAGCTATGGCACAACTTGATTTTCGTCTTTTAAACACAAATTTGCCTGCTGAGATTGCGGGCAGTGTTCAACGCGGGCAGGACGAAGCGTTGCGTAACCAGATGGCGCAACAGCAATTAGCGTCAAGCCAACAGCAGTTTAAAACTGCGGGGTTGCAACAAGAGACATCGCAATTGCAACTTGATCAGCTTAAACGTGATCGAGATGCGCTTGCCAAAATGCAACAAGCGTTTGTTGCCAATGGTAAGTCACCTGACTTGGAATCAAATTTTGACGAAATGATCAATTCTGGGATTGCCCATTATGTTGACATTGGCGTTAAAGGTAAGCAAAAAATTCTTGAGCAAAAACAATTTTCCAAAATTATGGGTATGGATGGCGGCGCACCGGCAACGCCCGCGCCTATGCCTGCCGCAGCACCGCCTATTGCATACCCTCAAATGGCTGCGCCCACCAACACTTTGGGTTCTGGCGCGTTTGATATGGGGTCAGTCAATGCGTTAGCCCCTTCAGCACCAGCCGCCCCCGCAGCGCCGGTCAATGCTTTGGCTATGCCGCCTGATGTGACTTCTATGCGCCGTAAACGCGATATGTTGTTGGCTATGGGCACGACACAAAGTATTGCGGCAGCACGCGCTATGGACGCGGATATTGCACTGGCATCTAAAGATACAGCAGCACCAGACGCAAAATTGATGCAACAGTTAGGTTACCCTTTAACGCAAGCAGGTTATCAGGCTTTCCGCGATGCTCAACGTCAAGAACGTATGCTTAATCCAACTGAAGAAGCGCAGCGCATTCGTATTGCATTAGCAAGTCGTCCACCTGCACAACCAGCGCAACCATCTGCGCCTGTGGCGGTTGTCGATCCAGTGACAGGCAAGCAAGTTTACGTTAGCCGTGAAGATGCCTTGCGCGGTCGAATGACGCCTGCGGCGGCAATGGAAAGTTTACCACCCAAAGAAATTCAAAAACGTGAGGCTTTATTGCCGCAAGCAACGCAATCACTTAAAACAGTCAACAACACCATGTCAATTATTGGCGAGACTGTTGATAAGTTACTTGCTAATCCTAACGGGATTAACGGCATAACTGGTTTAATTGGCGGCGTTACACCAGCGGTTACTGATGCGGCTCGGGCGGCCAAAGCTGATCTTGAACAATTGAAAAACTTGGCGTTTGTGCAAGGACTTACTGAACTTCGCGCAGCGTCTAAGACCGGCGCTGGTGTTGGTAACGTGTCTAACCGCGAAGGCGATAGGTTTGAAAACTTAAAGGCATCTTTAGATCGTTCACAATCAAAAGAAGATTTAGTGGCTTCTTTGCGTAAATTAAAAGCACAAGCTGACTTTACTGCCCAAACTATGCAAGAAGCCTACGATTCAACATACTCGTACAAGTCAGCAGCGCCTGCCGCAACGCAAGGAACTGGTGGATTTAAATATCTTGGTAAAGAAGGTAAATAATGGCTACCAAATACCGTG